TTGGAGGATCGTCAAAGAAAAATGAACAACAACAAATAAATAATAAATAAAATGGGAAAATATTTTACAGTAGAAGTAAAACCAACAATGCCAGCAAGTGTACAGCATGCTGAGGCTTACGCGAATACAGAGATACTTTTTGATTGGACATCTTTTGAGGTACCAAAAGGTCCATCAAGATTGGTAGGTATAACAGCCTTAGTTAGAGGAATAGATGGTGCTGATCAAGCTGGTACAATAGATATGGAATTATTTTACGCGAAAACTAGAGATAATGGTGCTACTGCTCCTCCTACACTAGGAACGACGGGGGCTGCTGTATCATCATCTGGATGGCAAAATCATATGTTAGGTAGAACTCGAATAGATGCTTCAGGTCACTCTGAGCAAGGTGATCTTGTATACATGAACGTAATGTCAGCTGGTCATGGAAACGCTTTAACAGCTGCCACGCAAGCTGGCTTAGTATTACAAGGAGAGCCTGATTCTGGTTCAAGTGTTGGTTACGACACTTTATACATAGCTGGTATTTCTAAAGGAGCATTAGATTTCTCTACAACTGTATTAGCAAGAGGAGGGGAAGCTGCTGGAGTTAGGGTTGTGGAAACTGACAAAGGTTCTGATAATGATCCAGATGCTGAATTAATATTTGCGCCTGGAGACGTTCTTCATTCAGCGACAAATGATGTTTTAGGTACAGTCAAAAGTATAGCCGCTTTTGGGTCTAGTAAACAAGATATTACTTTTACAGCGCCAACAACTGATATTATAGCTGATAATGAAGAGATATACAATATAAATCCAATAACGCTAATACTACAATTCGAAAAATAAAATAATAAATTAAATTAAATTAAATTAAATAAAATGGGAAAAAAAGAAAAAGTGATTGACCTTAAACCTAAGGTTGATAAAATATCAGATAAACATTTAACTGATTTACAAAAAGTAGTTAATACTATAAATGGGATACAATTTAATATAGGTAAAATAGAATCGCAAAAACATCGATTACTTCATAATTTAGATGAAGCACAGAGTGGTATACAAAAAATGCAAGAGATGTTGATGGAAGAATATGGTACTTATGACGTTAATTTAGATGACGGAACTATTAATTGGCCTAAAGAAAATAAAGATGAAAAATAATATCATCAGAAAAATTACTATAGGTAAAGATTATAAAAATGATTCCATGCATTACGCCGTAGATCAAGAAGTTTACGGCGGGCATAAAATCTGTAATATAATAGAGGAAGAAGATAAATACTGTATCTATATAAAAAAGGGAGAGGTAGTAATACCATGGAAAGATTTTAATAAAAACATGGCTATATCTATTGAGTATAACTTAGAGTACTAATGAAAGCTTACAAAGATTTTATAGTATCACCTATAGGTGAAAGATATAATAATTCTAAAAAAGTAGACGGTAAAGAGTTAGTACTTAATACTGAAATATTTAATCATCAATTTATAAATAGATTAGCATTAGTATTAGAAGCGCCTATATTATTTAACACATCAATAAATAAAGGTGATGAAGTAATATTACATCATAATGTATTTAGAAGATGGCATGATGTTAAAGGTAGAGAAAAGAATAGTAGATCGTATTGGAAGGAAGATAAATATATAGTATCTCAAGACCAAATATTTCTTTATAAAAAAGAAAACTGGATGGCCATGCCAGGTTACAGTTTTGTTCAACCAATAAAATCTGATAACAATTTAACTATAGAAAATGAAAGACCTTTAGTTGGTGTTATTAAGTACAGTGATGGTACATACAGTAAAAATGAATTAGTTGGATTTACACCAAACAGTGAATATGAGTTTATAATTGAAAACAAAAGATTATACAGGGTATTAAATAAATTTATTACAATTAAATATGAGTATCAAGGAGACGAAAAAGAATATAATCCAAGCTGGGCATAAAGCTGTTGAGGAACTAATTAAAGTTGCTAAAGAAGCTATTGTTGATTCCGGTGACGACGTTTCTGCAGATAGATTAAAAAACGCCGCAGCTACTAAAAAGCTAGCTATATTCGATGCGTTTGAGATTTTAAACCGTATACACGAGGAGGAGAGCCTGTTAGAAGGTAAGATCATGGATAAGAAAGAAGTTGAATTTAAAGGCTTCGCAGAGGGTAGATCAAGATGAGTTACGAACAAACATTATATGCGGTAATTGAACCGGTTAAGCTTACTACTTTAAAGAGATTAAATAAATCTAAAAAATGGGAATACGGTTACAATAAAGAGAATGATATAATTGTTATATCTAAGAACGGTACAATAGGTGAAATACTTGATATACAAGGTTTGAAAGTAGCTTTACCTAAACAGCCTAAAGAAATATACTCTTGTAGTAAAAACAAATCAGAGCAAAAATGGAAACAGTTCCCCGCTAATCCTGATTTTAAAAGAATTAAAACAGTATTTGATTGGCAAGCATATCCAGATGACTTTAAACAGGATCATTATAAATATATAGACGAGGAATTTAGAAGAAGAGAAGAAGGGTTTTGGTTTATGAATAACGGCGAGCCAACGTATATAACAGGTACACACTATATGTATTTGCAATGGAGTAAGATTGATGTTGGCGCTCCGGACTTTAGAGAAGCAAATAAACTTTTTTTTATATTTTGGGAAGCTTGTAAAGCTGATAAAAGAAGTTACGGGATGTGCTATTTAAAAAATAGACGTTCTGGTTTTTCGTTTATGAGTTCAGCTGAAACAGTTAACCAAGCTACATTAGCTAGTGATAGTAGATTTGGGATACTTTCTAAAACTGGTAGTGACGCAAAGAAAATGTTTACAGATAAAGTGGTACCAATTAGTATTAATTATCCTTTTTTCTTTAAACCTATACAGGACGGTATGGATCGTCCAAAGTCTGAACTAGCATATAGAGTACCTGCTAAAAAATTTACACGTAAGAAAATACGTGAGCGAGAAGAGATAGATGACATACAAGGTCTTGACACTACTATAGACTGGAAAAATACAGGTGATAACAGTTATGATGGGGAAAAATTAAATCTATTAGTACACGATGAAAGTGGTAAGTGGGAGAGACCTGATAATATAAAAAATAACTGGAGAGTTACAAAAACTTGTTTAAGATTAGGTAGTAGGATTGTTGGTAAATGTATGATGGGTTCAACATCCAACGCGCTAGACAAGGGTGGTGATAATTTTAAAAACTTATATAATAATTCAGATGTTAAAAAAAGAAATCGCAATGGACAGACTAAGTCAGGATTATATTCTTTGTTTATTCCTATGGAATGGAATTATGAAGGTTTCATCGACGAGTATGGAAGGCCTGTGTTTAACGCTCCTAGAGAACAAACATTTGATCCACACGGATTAGAAATAGAACACGGCGTTATAGATTACTGGGACAATGAGGTTGATGGACTAAAAGACGATCAGGACGCTTTAAATGAATTTTATCGCCAGTTCCCAAGAACTGAGGAACATGCTTTTAGAGATGAAACTAAAAATAGTTTATTTAATCTTGTAAAAATATATGAACAAATAGATTATAACGAGGGAAATAGAAGTTCATCTGTATTAACTATTGGAAATTTCCAATGGATTAACGGTAAAAAAGATACACAAGTTGCTTTCAATCCAGATCCTGGTGGTAGATTTAAAATAAGTTGGGTGCCAGGAATTAAATTACAAAATAACGTTATTATAAAAAATGGCGTAAAGTATCCAGGTAATGAACATATGGGAGCGTTCGGTTGTGACTCATACGATATATCTGGAACTGTAGATAAACGAGGTTCAAAAGGAGCTTTGCATGGATTAACAAAATTCTCAATGGAAGATTCACCTGTAAATACTTTTTTCCTTGAATATATAGCAAGACCACAAACGGCTGAAATATTTTTTGAAGATGTTTTAATGTCTTTAGTATTTTATGGAATGCCAATACTTGCGGAAAATAATAAACCAAGATTATTATATTACTTAAGAAGAAGGGGTTATAGAGGGTTTAGCATGAATAGACCAGATAAGATTTGGAATAAACTATCTGTTGCAGAAAAAGAAGTTGGTGGAATACCTAACTCAAGTGAGGATATAAAACAAGCGCATGCTGCTGCTATTGAGATGTATATTAATGATCACGTTGGATTAGTAGATGATGGTATTTATGGTACTATGTACTTTAATGAGACGCTTAACGATTGGTCTAAATTTGATATTAATAAAAGAACGAAGCACGATGCTTCTATTAGTTCCGGTTTAGCAATAATGGCTTGTAATAGACATCTGTATAGACCTAATCCAAATAGAAATAAACAAAAATTAAACTTAGGTATATCAAAATATAATAACTCTGGGTTTTCATCTAGAATAATTAAAAGTAAAATATGAGGTTAACACAACATTCTATAAATTTTCCATCACAAGCTGTTAGTGATTTAGAGAAGTTAAATAAAGAGTATGGTTTAAAAGTTGCAAGAGCTATAAAACACGAATGGTTCTCTGGTGCAACATCAAAATATAATGTTTATAGAAATAATTTTCATAATCTAAGATTATACGCAAGAGGTGAACAGCCTATACAAAAATATAAAAATGAATTATCTATTAACGGCGATTTATCTTACCTTAATTTAGATTGGAAACCTGTTCCAATTATTCCTAAATTTGTCGATATCGTAGTGAATGGTATGGCACAAAGAAATTATCAAATAAATTGTTTTTCTCAAGATCAGTATGGCGTTAGTAAAAGAACTGACTACATGGAATCTTTATTAAGAGACATGCGGGCTAAGAACTTTGACAAGATGGTGCAAGAGCAATATGATATAGATATGAAAGAGAATGATCCTGAAACTTTACCAGATTCAGAAGAAGAGTTAAAACTTCATATGCAATTAAATTATAAACAAGAAGTAGAGCTAGCGGAGGAACAAGCTTTGAAAGTATTACTAGAAGGTAGTGACTATGATTTAGTAAGAAGAAGATGTTTGTATGATTTAACAGTGTTAGGTATTGGTGCTACAAAAACTACATTTGATTGGTCAGATGGTGCTAAAGCAGAATACGTTGATCCTACTAACTTAGTATATTCTCATACAGAATCTCCTTACTTTGAAGACGTATATTATGTAGGTGAAGTAAAAGAAATACCTATTAATGAATTAGTAAAACAATTTCCAAAGTTATCAGAAGAAGACATAAAAGAATTATTAGATAAAAGAGTTTCTCCTACAAATAATGTATCAAGTGACGATAAAAACAAAGTTCAAATATTATATTTCAATTACAAGACACATATGAATAATGTTTTTAAGCTTAAAAAAATGGGGACTGGTGGCGAAAAGGTTATTGAGAAAGATGATACATTTAATCCTCCAGTTCAAAGTATGGATGGTGACTTTGAAAGATTAGAAAGAGTTGTAGAGGTATTATACGAAGGTGTTTATGTAATAGGAGCTGATAAGATACTTGTGTGGAAAATGTGTGAAAATATGATGCGTACTGATTCTGATTTTAATAGAGTAAAAATGAACTATCAAATTGTAGCCCCTAGAATATACGAAGGTAGAATAGAATCTTTAGTTGGTAGAATAACTAGCTTTGCTGACATGATTCAATTAACGCATTTAAAACTGCAACAGGTAATGGCGCGTATGGTGCCAGATGGTGTGTACTTAGACGCTGATGGTTTAGCTGAGATAGATTTAGGTAATGGAACAAATTACAATCCACAGGAGGCTTTAAATATGTTCTTCCAAACTGGTTCTGTTATTGGTAGAAGTTTCACGTCTGAAGGTGATATGAATCCTGGTAAAATTCCAATACAGCAAATAAACAATGGTGTTAATGGCGGTAAATTACAGAGCTTAATACAAACATATAATTACTACCTTCAAATGATAAGGGATGTGACCGGATTAAATGAAGCGAGAGATGCTAGTACTCCAGATAGAAATGCTTTAGTTGGTGTACAAAAAATGGCAGCTGCAAATTCTAATACAGCTACAAGACACATATTACAATCTATGTTATATATAACAGCTGAGGTAGCTGAGTGTTTATCACTTCGTATAGCTGACATAATAGAATATTCACCTACTAAAGACGCTTTTATAAGAGCATTAGGAGCTCATAATGTAGCAACGTTAGATGAAATGAAAAATCTACATCTATATGACTTTGGTATATTTATAGAACTAATGCCAGATGATGAGGAGAAACAAGTGTTAGAAAACAATATACAAGTTTCTTTACAACAAGGTAGTATCGATTTAGACGACGCTATTGACTTACGTAATGTTAGGAACATAAAGTTAGCTAACCAATTACTTAAGGTTAAAAGAAAAAAGAAACAAGAAAGAGAGCAGAAGATGCAGCAACAGAATATGCAGGCTCAATCACAAGCAAATCAACAGGCTCAACAAGCAGCGGCACAAGCTGAGATACAAAAGAGTCAAGCTAAAATGCAAACTGAAGTACAGTTAGAACAAACTAGAAACCAATTAAAAACACAATATTTACTTGCTGAAGTAGAGGCTAAAAAACAATTAATGGCTTATGAGTTTGAATTAGAATCTAAAATAGAATCTGTAAAGCAAAACACAAATAATCAACTTGAAGGAATGAGAGAAGATAGAAGAGATAGAAGAGTTGATATACAAGCGGCTCATCAAAAACAAATGATAGACAAAAGAAGTGAGGGTAATTCACTTAAAAGATTTGAGTCATCAGGTAATGATAATATTACTGGGAATGCAGGATTAAACCTGTAGTCTTTTAATTTTTAATATTTTATAAAATTTTATTATATGGAAAAACTAAATGAAGAAGTTGTAGAAGAAGCAACTGAACAACAAGAAGATCAATCTCTAGAACAAGAGGTTGAAGATGTTATAGATGAAACTAGATTTGATAGCGCTGGAGATGACAGTGTTGTTAAAATAGATTTAGATAGAACACCTAAACAAGGACAGGAACAAGAGCAAAACGTAGAAACACCAACAGTTGAGGAAGAAGTGGTTGAAGAAGAACAACCTATTATAGAAGAAGTGACAAACGAAGAACCTCAAACTATAGAAGAGGCAGAAGAAGAGATAGAAGAAGCTGTAGCTGAAGCCGTTGAAACTGGTCAACCGCTACCTGAGAATATTCAAAAGGTAGTAGAGTTTATGAATGAAACTGGTGGAGACTTACAAGACTACGTAAATTTAAACAGAGATTTATCTAGCATGGACGATTCAGATGTATTAGATGAATACTATAGAACAACGAAATCTCATTTATCAGCAGAAGAAAGAAATTTTTTATTAGAAGATAGATTCGGATTTAACGAAGAATCTGATGATGAAAGAGATGTACGTAAAAAAAAGATAGCCCTTAAAGAGCAAGTTGCCGAGGCTAAAGCCCACTTAGACAGGCAAAAGTCTAAATATTATGAAGAAATTAAATCCGGAGTTAAGTTAACGCCTGAGCAGCAAGAAGCTATTAATTTTTATCATAAGTATAACGAAGATCAAGAAGGTCAAAAGAAGTTATCTCAAGCAAGTAAAAAAACATTTTTAAATAAAACCAATAATCTTTTTAATGACAAATTCAAAGGTTTTGAATATGAAGTTGGAGATAAAAAATATAGGTATAATGTTAAAGATATTAATAAAGTAAAGACAACTCAAAGTGATATCAATAATTTTGTCAACAAGTTTGTTGGCGATGATAAAGCAACTATTGAAGATGCTGAGGGTTATCATAAATCTTTATTTACTGCTATGAATCCAGATGCTGTAGCTAAGCACTTTTACGAGCAAGGTAAAGCTGATGCGATTAAAGATAGAATAGCTAAAGATAAAAATATCAACCTAGAACCTAGAAAAACTCACGGCGAAGTTAATGTTGGTGGTGTTCAGTATAAGGTTGTAGGTCGAACTTCTGATGGCATTAGAAACAGATCTTTTAAAATTAAGAGTAACAAAAAGAAAAATTAACTTTAAAAATTTATAATTATGGCAATTACAGGAGGTGATAGTTTAAATAGCGTTCCTGCTCATCAGCAACAAACGTTATCTACAAACTATATCGATTTTACTGCGTCAGGTACTACCTGGGCACAACAATATCTGCCTGAACTTATGGAAAAGGAAGCTGAGGTCTTTGGGCCAAGAACAATATCAGGTTTCTTAGATAAGATTGGAGCAGAAGAATCTATGTCTTCAGATCAAGTTATTTGGTCGGAGCAAGGTAGATTACATTTATCTTACAAAGGTAAAGTATTAAATAATGCTGGTGGCGAAACTATTGGTGGAGTTCCAGCTGCACAGTTAACAGTTCAAAATGATATTGATGAAACAGCTGATTTTACAGCTACAAACCACGGTATTAGAGTAAACGATACTATTATCGTTGCTAATGCTACTGAGGTCAAAAAATGTTTTGTAGTTAAAGTAGCCGCTGCGGTTGTAGACGTTGTACCTTACGGGGAAGCTCCTACGGTATTAACTGCATCTGCGGTTGAAAACTCGTCAACAATACTAGTTTTTGGTTCTGAATATGCTAAAGGAAAATCTTACCATACTGGTGAAGGTGGCGCTGCTAGCGAATCAAGAACTGCTATGGAACCTGCATTCAAAACTTTTAACAACAAACCAATCATAATGAAAGATTACTACGAAGTATCAGGATCTGATACGGGTAGAATCGGTTGGATCGAAGTTGCTTCTGAGGAAGGCAAAAGCGGATACTTATGGTATTTAAAAGCTGAGTCTGATACAAGAGCGAGATTCAATGATTATGTTGAAATGGCAATGTTAGAGGCTGAAAAAGGTGGTGCTGGTACTGATATAATGGAATCAGCGGATGCGTTATATAATGCTGCTGGTAATGCTACTGGTACTGAAGGTTTATTCGCAGCTATCGAATCAAGAGGTAATATTACTACTGGTGTAACTGGTGTTAACGCTGCTACTGATTTAGCTGAGTTTGACTCTATATTAGCTGAGTTTGACAAGCAAGGTGCTATTGAAGAATACATGATGTTTGTAAATAGACAAACTAGCTTAGCTATTGATGATATGTTAGCTGCTATGAATTCTTACGGAGCTGGAGGAACTTCTTACGGAGTATTCGACAACGATGAAGACATGGCATTAAATTTAGGTTTCTCAGGATTTAGAAGAGGTTCTTATGACTTCTACAAATCTGATTTCAGATACTTAAATGACAAAGCTACAAGAGGTGGTATTAATGATATAGCTGGCGCTAACGCGATCAGAGGTATGATGATACCAGCGGGTGTTTCTACAGTTTATGACCAAACTATGGGTAAAAACTTAAAAAGACCTTTCTTGCATGTTAGATATAGAGCTTCTCAAACAGACAATAGAAAAATGAAAACTTGGACTACTGGTTCTGTTGGAGCAACTACATCAGCGTTAGACGCAATGCAACTACACTTCTTAACTGAAAGATGTTTAGTTGTTCAAGGTGCTAACAACTTTATGTTAATGAAGTAAGACTATTTATTTATAAGGGCGGTCTAGTATCGCCCTTATATTTTTATTAATTATATTATATATTATATTATGGCAAAGAAAAAAGTAACAACTAAGGTTGAGGAACCTGTAGTTGAACAAACAGTTGCTGTTGAAGAACAGCCGGTTGTAAAAGAAAAACCTAAGGTTGAAGCTCCTAAAATAAAAGCTAAACCAAAAAATCAATGGGAAGTAAAAGATAGAGTTTATTATTTAAAAGGTAGAAAGAAACCTTTATCACACTCTATAAGATCAGCTAATTTATATTGGTTTGATAAAGAAAAGGGATACGAAAGAGAAATAAAATATTGTCAAAATCAAAAAACAACTTTTGTTGATGAAATGAAAGGAGATCAAAGATTAGAGCATATTATATTTAGAAGCGGATCTTTGTTTGTTCCTAAAGAAAAAGTTACATTACAAAAATTTTTAGCAATTCACCCGCATAGAGATCAACTATTCTACGAACACAAACCAGTCGTGATAGCGGAAAATCAAATTGAAATATTAGAAATGGAAGCTGATGCCATGGTATTAGCTAGACAAATGGATATTGATATGGCTGAAGCTGTTATGAGAGTAGAGTCTGGATCCTCGGTTACTAAGATGAGTTCTAAAGAGCTTAGAAGAGATTTACTACTATTTGCTAGAGATAATCCTAAATTATTCTTAGAATTAGCTAAAGACGATAATGTTCAACTTAGAAATTTTGGTATTAAAGCTTCAGAGGCTAACATAATTAGATTATCTAATGATCAACGTCACTTTGAGTGGTCAACAACTGGTAGAAAAATTATGACAGTTCCCTTTGATGAGCATCCATATTCAGCATTAGCTGCTTGGTTTAAAACCGACGAAGGTATGGAAATTTATTCAAATATAGAAAAAAGAATGAATTAACAATTTTTTAACTAATATTAATAGCCACTCATTACGGGTGGCTATTTTTATTTAAATACTAACCTTTCACTTTATCATGTAACTATAATATAGTATAAAATATAATAAATATGAGTAAATCGAAGGGACTTGGGGATACTGTTGAAAAAATAACACGAGCGACTGGCGTAAAAAGTTTAACTCAATTAGCGATGAGAGCAACTGGTTACAAAGAATGTGGGTGTGATAGAAGAAAAGCTTGGTTAAATAAACAATTTCCTTATCATAAACAAAAATAATTATGGCTGTAAATATAGATAACGTGTATCAAAAGGTATTAGCATTAGCTAATAAAGAACAAAGAGGTTATATAACACCTCAAGAATTTAATCTATTTGCTGACAGAGCTCAGAATGAAATATTTGATAATTATTTTCATGGGTTTAAAATGTCTACAAGAAAACCCAGTGATCAAATGTTATATGCAGATGAAGTAGAGATGTTAGAAGAGAAACTGCATCCATTTCATGTTGACACTACAGTTAATGTTGAGACCACAAATTTAGCTCTACCATCCGCTCATAAAATAATTAGTATTACTAGGGCTAATGGAACTCAATTATCTCAAGTTAATAAAACTCAAATAACATTTACAGAAGGAAATCCTTTAACTAAAGCTGTTCTAACAAGATCTGTTTTCGTCAGAGAAGATTCTGGTAATGTAACAATATATCCAGCGGCATCGGTAGCAACTTGGAATGTAGACACTACTGTTCCACCTGATGGGGTTCTTGACGCTGAAGGATTTGAAGTAAGTTATTATTCAGCCCCATCAACACCTTATTGGGGTTATGTAGTTACTGGTGAAAAAGCTTTATACAACGCCGGTACCTCAACAAACTTTCAACTACACGTGGGCGAAGAAGAAAATTTAGTATCAAGAATATTAATGCTAGCTGGTGTTACAATACAGAAGCCAGACATACAACAAGCTGGTGTGCAGGATATACAATTAATGAAACAACAACAAAATAGTTAACTATGGGATTACTAGATGGAACAACACAAGCTGCTTATTATAACTCAAGTAATTCTGGTAATTATGGTAATTATCAATTTACTACGTTAGAGAATATTGTAAATGCTTTTATGTATATTTATGTTGGTGAGGGTAAGATAATATCTAAGATAAATAGAACAGACGTTCAGTTTCACGCTATGCGTGCTATACAAGAATTATCTTATGATGTACTTAAATCTTTTAAGTCTCAAGAAATAGAAGTACCAAATACATTATCAATGATACTACCGCAAGATTACGTTAACTATATAAAGCTAGTTAGAGTGGGTAGTGATGGTATAGAAAGAACATTATATCCAGCTAGAAAAACTTCAGATCCATTTGCTATAACGCAAAACACGGATGGCACTTATGATTTTGGTCAAGAAAAAAGAGTGATAACAATTGTTATTAGTAGCACTACAGGTTTAGATGGTGATAATTTAGTACTTGGCTTTAAAGATGGTTTAAATGCTCAAGGATTTGTTAGGTTTAGATTTGCTTCAGCTAACTTTGTTTATGATTATGATGCAAGTGATATTATGGTAGATGTAACATTACCTGATACATTAACAACAGAAACCGCAGCTACCGCTTTAGCTAACTCAATAAGTAGCTTCGGCCACCACACAGTCTCTCAAAGTGGTAGCACATTAACTATAACATACAACGAGGATCTTGTTAATGCAGTATCTGTTGGAAGTACGGAGGGACTTTTCTCTTCTGATCAAACATCTTCTGCTGGTTCGAACATATCGTTGACGGTTAACAACGCTGGTACAGCAGCTGGCGATAATATAGTTGAGCAAGTACCTAGCAACACGGCTGATAGCTTCTCAAGTCAGACTCCAGTTAATTACCAATTATACGATATTAACTATGTTACTGACACTGAAATAAGTCCACAAGGTAGAAGATATGGTTTAGATCCTGAACACTCACAAATAAACGGTAGTTACTTTATAGACAATTTAAGAGGTGTAATTAATTTTGGATCAGCTCTAGCTGGGGCAACTATAACACTACACTATGTGAGTGACGGGTTAGGTGAAGATTCAGAGATGGTTGTGCATAAGTTTTGTGAAGAAGCTTGTTATAAACATATAGCATACGGCGTATTATCTACTAGATCGAATATACCTGAGTATTTAGTCGCTAGATTTAAAAGAGAAAGATTTGCTGAGACTAGAAAAGCAAAGATTAGATTATCAAATATTAAGATAGAAGAATTTACGCAAGTTCTTAAGGGAATGGGTAAACAAATAAAATAAAATTATGGGAGAAATTAAACATGGTTTTACGAGTGGAAAGATGAATAAAGATCTTGATGAGCGTTTAGTTCAGCAAGGTGAATATAGAGATGCAATGAACATCCAAGTTAGGACTACAACTGGAGACGGTGATGGAGTTGGTGATGCTGGTGTTGTGCAAAACTTACAAGGTAATGTTAGTGTAGGTGGGGCGACTGGAGAGCTACCTATTGATACTAGTTTTACTGACACTGATTTTACCTGTGTTGGTTCTATAAAGCGGGAAAAAACTGACTCTGCTTATTTCTTTTTTACATCCGACAGATTTATAGAAGCTGATTACTCTTCAACAACTGAGGTAGTAAAAATTGACACTATAATAGAGCACAACGTTTCAACTGGTTTAAATACTCCAGTGATTGTAGATAGGTGGGGATTACAAACTCCTATAGCTAATGTATGGGATCCTACGGCCGATCCGGCGGTTGCTGTTCCAACTGGTACTATAACAACAATTAGTGTTGTGTCTACTCTTCCAGCAAAAATAAGGGAAGGCATGACCATTGAATTTACTGCAGCAAATCCTAATATCTTTGCTACAGTTAAAATAAAAAAGATAGATGGTAATACAATACATTTATACGATCAAATAAATACTGCAGATACCTCATGGAGTAGTTTTACTCATGCTAGGTTTACTCATCCAAGAGCTTTAAGCTTCGATAAAAAACAACTCATAAATGGAATTAACATAATAGATAATTTATTATTTTGGACAGACAGTATTACTGAACCAAAGAAAATAAATATAGATAGATGTAAAGAAGGTACTAATCCTAATGGCACGTCACATACTAAATTATTTATAACAAACCCTAATACAGAGATACTGGAAGATGCTGGATCATTAGAATTAACCGGTTTAAATAGTGATTTACTAGAAGAACACATTACAGTTTTAAGACCAGCTCCTAAAACCCCACCAACAATACACGCAGAACTTAGAGATGATGCGGAGTTGTCTTTTGCTGTAGAAGATTACTACATAACTACTGAAGATGGTGATGGTACTGATACGCTTACGAGTCTATGGGACATTCAAGGTGATGTAGAAGAAATGGTTGGTACTACAGCTTTTATAGGTTCAACAACTGACGATGCTGGTACTACATATGATTACGGTTTACCAATACCTGATTTAATTCAAATACCTTTTCAAATTGGAGATATCTTTGTGGTATCACAAGAGGACGTAGAAGAAGGTTTTACTCCAGTAATTTTTAAAGTTAAATTTTTAGGATACTATGAAGGATATCCTACTCCATCACCAATTGACGTACCAACAAGTTTAATAAAAGTAGAAATAATAAAAGCACCTAATTACTTGCCGGATAATAGTATGCATCATTGGTCTTTTAAGTACGTTGATAACGAGGATTCTAAATTTGAATTAAAATTTCCAAGATTTGGTTATAGATATAAATACGAAGATGGGGAATATTCTGCGTTTTCTCCTTGGTCTGAACTAGCTTTTGATCCTGGTTTATTTGATTACGATCCAGTAAAGGGTTATAATTTAGGCATGGTTAATACTATAAAAAAAATAACTATAAAAGATTTTATACCGTATTTTACGGATAGAGCTTTAGACATAACTGATATTGAAATACTTTACAAATCAACAGAATCACCAACTGTTTACACGATAAAAAGTGTTAAGAAGATAAGAGATGGTGAATGGGAGTTATTTACACCTAATGGCATTTTAGATCCTAACAATACTACTCAAGGAGGTGAACTAAATTTTTTAGATAATTTAGGAACTGGTGCTCTAGAAATAAAATCAGAAATAATACATAGAGCTATACCTTCAAATCAAACTTTAAGAACTTTTGACAACGTGCCTAGATTTGCTTTAGCACAAGAGATCACTGGTAGTAGAATACTATATGGTAATTTTGTTCAAGGATTTGATATAAAATATCCAGTTGGATTAAATCAAGATGTGGTTAGTGAGACAGTTAGTGATCAACCTAAGAGATCAGTTAAAACAATTAGGGATTATAAAGTTGGTATGGTATTTGGAGATGCGTATGGTAGAGAAACGCCTGTTATTGCATCAAACAAAATAAACGTAGGGGTTAGCGCTTTTGGCACTGACGAATATTTTGCTGCAACAGATGAGTTACAGGTTCCTAAGGAACTTTGTGCACAAGCTAATAAATTATCTGTTAAACAGATATGGGACAAACCAGGTTTACCAGGTGGGGACCCATCTTCAATGGAATGGATGGAGTACGTGAAATACTACGTTAAAGAAACTAGTAATGAATATTACAATTTAGTGTTAGATAGATGGTATCCAGCAAGGAAAGAAAATAATATATGGTTATCCTTTCCATCAGCTGATAGAAATAAGGTTGATCTTGAAACTTATTTATATTTAAAGAAGGCGCATGGAAGTGGGGATGCTATACTAGACAAAGCTAGATATAAAATAATAGATATAAAAGCTGAAGCGCCTGACTTCATAAAAACGGAATCAAGAGATATAGGGTTAGTAGATATAACAGGAAATCCTACTGAGACGGGTTCACCTATTGGAGCTGCTGATCCTCAACTAAACGAACCTTTTCTCTTAACTTCACCTACTAATACTAGAATAGAAGTACCTAATGAACAGTGGCAAGGGTTTTTAAACTTATATGGAGAAAATAGAAAAGGACAGCTTTTTGTAAGAGTAGTGGGTAGAACAGAGAATCCAGCTTCAGGTGCGGTGTTTAATCAAATAACAAGTGGTGATTATAAAAAAGTAACACATCATTATGTGAAACCAGACGCAGCCATTGAAAATGAAGTAGGTGTGGTAACATATGATAGTTCATTTCTAGGATCCGCTGATATGGTAGATAGATTTGCTGCCGCTGATTACCCTATAGATGGTAACTGTGCTAATCAATGTTTGAAATATTATTTTGAATTTAAGGAAGATGTAGTAGAAAATAAGCCAGAGTTTGATGGTAGGTTTTTTGTTCTTATAGAAAAAGATGAGACAACGGAAGAGATGATAGAGTTGACTACTACAAATGTAAATACATTCGATGAGATAGATTTAATTACAATAAATTATGTAGACTCTCAACAGTATAATCCGGCATTACAGGGCCCTTTCTCTATGGGAGGTGATATGAGTCCGCTGCAAACCATTTATGGTGGTAGTGGCTTAATGACTGATTTTGTTACTGGAGAAATAGATGATGTGAACGTTACCTACACGGATCCCACTAATCCTTGGGAATGGTGGGGATGGGGAATCTTTTCAACCACGGTACCGCACGGTGCGCACACTTTTGAAAATACAAGTCCAGTAAATTACGACTCTAGACAGGTCAACTTTTTTGCTTTGGGTTGTAGTCATATTAAGTATGGCGGTGATAACCAAGACCCAGTTTCAGCTGGAGGTATTAATTATGATAACCCTGACTGCGACGATTGTAGCATGGGGATAGTGGGTACAGTTAATTATGCACAAGTTACAGCGTCATTTTGGAAGAGATATAAAAGGTTTCATAGATTTGATGAGGAAGGTTATGGAAACATGGGGCCAGATGGTAATAATTTAGCGAACGAACATATGGTATTTTTAGATGGGGCAAGGGCAAATCAACTTCATCTTCAAGAGTATGGAACTGATATAAACGTAGTTGGAGAACAAGGTACTTCGTCTGTATATAGCGACTGGGCATATGGCGCTGTAAGTAATGACTCAATTGATGAAAATGGGGAAATAGGTGAAGCGACAGGAATTTCTGTATTCAATTATAAGCCAACAGCTTTAGATCAAGGTCATGCTGACTCGGGTTTAGGTAGAATGATGTTGAGTAAAGTAGGTAATTGGGGTGCTGACTCTGGTAATGCTACCGCTGGGGCTATATGGAATTATTTTGCGGGACCATCTGCTAGTGGAACTTATTTCTCATTTAAAGATGACGAATCTAACGATGGTGAACCTTATGTTTACAAAGTTGTAACAGTTCACCCATATGATTCTAATACTACGTTTCCAGTTCAAACATCAATGCCTGGAAAAAGTAGAAATTTTGGGTTTTTAAACAAACTTGATGATAATGCGAATCCTTTTTCTGACAATGGCTATGGCACTTCTGATGCTAGTGGTTGTACGGATACAGTGTCAAGAAGTCAGAAGTTTGGCCCTGATCAGTTTCTCCAATACAGCGAAGAGGGTGGTGGTGCAGGAGTATTTAATGAAGAGTGGGGAGTAGATGGTGTTAAATTTGCTGGGGAGAACAGAAGATGTATGGATATAAATTTAAACATAATCCCTTGTTGGAAGAATTTAGATTATTATTTTAGTCCTAGTTCAGAATTTGGTGAGGATTCTAACTTTATAAGAGTGGGTATAGCTGCAAATAATAATGGTGGTAGTGACTTAGATATAATAGCTGGTGACACGTGTAACCATAGGTACCATAGAATATGTGGTCATTGCAGAAGCGATGAAGGTGGCACGTTTAGTAATGGTAAGGTATGTAAAAGAGAATCTATAAGATTTGAATTTAGAAGAGTAGACATAGGATCTGGAGAAGTTAGTAATACTGGTATTATTCCAGAAGAGTTTGATCCTAGAGGTCATGCTAAGCATGATGGTACGCATGGTGGTATAAAAATATCAATATTAAAACCTGGCATTATAACTGGTGGTAAAGAAATAGAAGTTGAAGAAGACAGAGCAGTTTGGGAGACAGAGCCAAAAGAAGACGTAGGTTTAGACTTATACTATGAGGCTACACACGCGTTACCTATGCAGTTAAGAGAAGGTAATACTTTATCCTATGCGCCTTTTAAATCTAGAGTTTTTATTGAAAGAACAAATCCTTTAACCGGTGCTACAGTAATAGATGACTTATACATTCACCCAACAGCGGGCACTTTGTATAGAGATGTAATGGTAGGTGGCGCTGAGTACTTAGAAGATGACGTGGTAATTAAGGTGGTATCTACAAATGTTTTTAGTGCAGATTTTTTAGGAGTAGATTACGTTGGCATGCATTCGTTTGGCATAGGCGTAGGAGACACAATAGTATTTGAACATAGCAGTGGACTTCAAACAAGGAGTGTAGTAGAAGGTTATTATTTAGAACCAACGGGTGGTGAAAACTGTACATACGTACCTCAAGTGGAAGTATCTACAACGTTTGGTTATGGATTTGAAGATGTAACTTTAGCTGATACTTCTAGCATTTCTAGTGGTATGAACATAACTGGAGAAGGTATACCACCAGGTGTTTTTATTATATGGGATGGTACCACGGTAACATTATCTGACACATCTTGGATCACTGGAAATATAAGTTCTTTACCTGTAACTTTATCAATGCCTACTGGGTATTATAAAATAGATAAGGACGTTTACAAATATAAAGTAAAACTTGGTTGGCACAATTGTTATTCATTTGGTAATGGTGTTGAATCAGATAGAATTAGAGATGATTTTAATGCACCACAAATAGATAACGGTGTTAAAGTGTCTACAACTATAGAAGAATATGGTAAAGAAGATAGATCAAGTAGTTTAATTTTCTCAGGATTATACAACTCAACGTCTTCAGTAAATGATCTTAACGAGTTCAATATGGGTGAGGGAATAATTAAAGATTTGAATCCCGAATACGGAACAGTGCAAGCTTTAAAAACAAGAGACACGGATGTTGTTGCTTTTTGTGAAGATAGAATATTAAAAGTTCAAGCCAACAAGGAAGCTGTGTTCATGGCTGATAACGACCCAAACATAGTAGCGACAGATAGAGTGTTGGGTACGGTATCTACATTTAAAGGTGACTACGGTATATCAAGAAATCCTGAATCATTAGCAACAGATCAATATAGAATATATTTCACTGATTCACAAAGAGGCGCTGTTATTAGAATATCAATGGATGGTATTACGCCTATATCAAATGTAGGTATGAAGACTTGGTTTAGAGAGAATATAATAGGTGTAACTGGTTATGGGACTAGATTACTTGGTACTTTCGATGAGGTTAATGGTGAATATAATTTAGGCGTTAGCAATCAAACGATGATCTCGTTTAACGAGGGATCAAAAGGTTGGGTTAGTTTTAAATCGTTTATACCTGATCAAGGTGTTTCAGTTTCTGGTAAATACTTAACGGTTAAAAAAGGTACGATATACGAGCATTATAAAGATCTAATTGGGGAAGATGGTGAAGTAAATAATAGAAATTTATTTTATGGGGAAACTGAAATAACAACCGGCTCTCAATCAACTTTAACTATAATGTTTAATGATGTGCCAGGGCAAGTTAAATCATTCAAAGCTATGAACTACGAGGGGTCACAAGCTAGAATAGATCAGGATATCACACAAAGTGATTCTAGGTATCAAAATGAATATTATAATTTAATTGGTAAAAAAGGTTGGTGGGTTTCTGATATACAAACTGATTTGCAAGAAGGTAAAATAACGTGGTTTGTTGATAAAGAAAACAAGTGGTTTAATAAAATAACTGGTGTACAAACTAACCTTGAAAATTTAGATACAAATGAATTTACTGTTCAAGGTATTGGGTCACCTTTAATAGTTACACTACCAGTACTTAGCGAAGATAATACAGAAACTACCACGACTACTACAACAACAAATGATGATGGCACGACAGATACTACAACAACTACAACTGATACCCCACAAACGTTTACGCTTACAATAATGAATAGAACAGATAACGATCCTAGTGATCAAAACACAGATAACGATTATGCCTAGTTTAGTAAATTGCCAACCAGTACAACCTTATTCAGCGCAGGAATTTCCTGGCGATAGTGGAGCTGATGAAAACTTAGAAATGCAAACGCCACCAAGTGGTAGTATTTTTTCTGGGTCACCGGAGCAAGGTGTATATTATTTAGACATAAAACCAAATCCAGGACACCGTATTGATAGATCATTAGTTAGTGTTTATGATAATAGTGGAGCAGTGATAGAGCCTAGTAACATAAATGATGGTAGTCAATTTAGTTACACCGGTGTAGATACGGGTGGTTTTCAGCAGTACCCTAATGGGCAAGCTGTTTATTTTTTAATGGGAGAAAATGCCACTTACCCTAATATAAATTTTATTAGAATATATGATACTTTAGCCGGTGATTTCGCTAACTGTGATAACATAGTAAGAGTTGAAGTGGGTATAACTCCTGAATTTGTTATGCCAAGTAATAATGTAGAAATAGCTATAGACTTTGGAGGTACAGCCGTACAGTGTAACCCACCTGCGCCACCGCCACCGCCAGATCCAGATCCAATAGAAACTGGTACAGCACCTTTTCAAATAACTAGTGAAATTTTTGTTTCAAATTTTCAACTGTATAATGACACGATGAATGATGTTAGATTATTTTTTGCGCAATATTATGAAACAGAATCACACGCTTCGTCTGTTTATAATTTTAACAACACAGAAAGTTATATGAACGGATATGCTCCGCCTGGCCCAAGTCAAGTTCCTGTGTATGACTGGAATTATAACCTTATTCAAGGCGCTAATGGAACTCCTGTCTTTACAAATTACTGGGAAGATACACAAGGTGATTGGTGTGGTTGTTTGCTAGATTATCAACCAACATGTTACACTCATTATAACAATGTTGGTTTTACTACTACCGGCTATCAAGACCCACCTACAAGTGAAGCACCTAATACGTTATCAACATTGTGCGGGCAAATGATAGCATCAAATCCACTACCAATGCAGACTAGCTCAGCCGCTAGTCATCCTAACCCTGGTAGTACCACAAGTCTTATTAATAGAAATAGTTATATATTTAAGGTATACCCAAATGAAGATAGT